ACAGGACATTGATCTAATATAGTACATATTTTTTCTTCTAAGCGAACAATTGTTTCTTCTAAACATTGTATTCTTGCCGTTTGGCAATTTATAATACGAGCAAGTTCGCTAGAATAATGTTCTGACATTATATATATGTTATATACATATATATAATTTCTATTATAATATCGTAAAAAAAAAAAGTATATATTTTAATCGGATTCAGAGTCTTCTTGGTTTTGATTATTATTATTATTTCTTGAAATACGCACAGCAGTATCTAATAAATTTGCTATATTTTCAATAGCACCTGTTAATTTTTTGATACTATTATCTATATTTTTAAGTCTTTTATCCATCATTTTACTTGTATTTTCTATATTTGTATTGATAGAACTATTCATTTCTAATAAAACATCTGGTATATTTTGAACGGTTTCATCTTCGTGTGTTGTTTCAAATACTTCAGAAAGCATCCTATATGTAGTATCATCTTCCATATTTACTTCTTCTGTATCATCTTCTATATTTACTTCTTCTGTAAATTCTTTTGTATCTTTAGACATATTGTAAAAAATATATAATGTAGTATATATACTATTTTATCATATATTACGCATTTTTTTTTATATACGAATTTTTGTAACAATATAATACAATATATAGGAACATATAAATGTTATAAAAAATAAAGTATATATTTCTTCTTCTCTATAATCTGTTTTACATATGTCTGTTTCTATATATACATACAAAAAGAGTGCAAGAAAAAGAATATAGGATATTGTAGCAGATGATAAAGAAGATATCATAAACTCTATTAATATATATGTATAATATATATTAATATATGGAATATTTTGATACAAGATTAGGATACACGTTAGCTTTTATAATTATAATACTATTATGTATCATGCTCATTATTGATAATATTTATATTTTAATTACATATTTATCTATAATATCACTATTATCAATTGTATTTTCTATGTACTATAAGTCCTATATAGGAACAGGTGTTTTTATACTATTATGTGCGGGTATTGGTGTTTTTCAATATTATCGAAGTGATATTATACAAAAAGATGTAAAAAAATGCTAATATTATATAATACGACCAATAACACCAGAAACTAGTTCTACTTTATGTCCTCTTGAATGGTATTTTCGTTTTGTAAGAACTTTTTGTATCTTTCCTCTGACTGTATTTTTTTTATAATACGGTTTTATAATAATAGTCACCATATCCCCAACCTTATGAAGTAGCTCTTTTTTTTTTGATTTTTGTATTGACTTTTTTTTTGATTTTTTTTTATATTTTTGTATTGACTTTTTTTTTGATTTTTTTATATATTTTTGTATTGACTTTTTTTTTGATTTTTTTTTTGATTTTTTACCCACTTTTCTTTTCCCTAACTTCTTTTTCATATATTATCTACCAAGTGTATAATTTTCTTCATAGTTTTTGTATTTATGTGTTTTGACATTATAGATAAATATCCAGTCAGTCTCTTTTTTGTAGAACCTAGTATAATTGTATTATTTATAATTTCACCATGTGTCAATACTTTAATAAGATAATGTTGTATCTTTGGATTACCTTCTTCATTTTTTTTCATATATACTTTTTCAAAATTTTCTTCAATATAACTTACTACAAATTGTATAGTTTGTTCATCATATGGGACAAATCCTTTATACATCATTTTAAAAAATAATAAAGGTTTTTTCCAATCACTTGCCCATATTTTATATTTTGAAGGTGGGACTGGGATACGAATTTTTTTTTGAAGCAAATCTTTTATACCAACACCTGTTATATCAATTAGTGTATTATTTTTTACATCATATACAATTTTGTTAATAGTAAAATCTATCTGTTCCATTTTTACATCAAATACATCATTACAGTAAGTCCCTTCTAATGTAATACCCCTATCTTTTCCGAATGTTACTTTTTTATATTTTGGTAATATCTCTACACAAGGCCATTTAGTAAGAGAACATAGTGTTTCTACCTGTTCAAGTGTAGAATCAAATGTAATATCTATATCTGTTGGTTCAATATCCAATAACAAATCTCGTATAGTTCCTCCATATATATAGATATTATCGGTGATTGTATATATTTTATCAAAAGCATCTTTGTATGTTTCATTCATATCAGGTATCTTTTGCATAATTGCATTATTATATTTTGTATTAAAATCTTGAACAATATATGACAAGAATGGTTTCTTATTTTTCACTATACTTCCATATATTGTATTATCTGTAAATATTTTTATAATTTTTTGAATATACTCTATATCAATGTATTCACGCATTACTGTGATAAAGTCGATAATATATTCACTTTTATTATATACATATATGTCGTGATATAATACAGAACCGTGAATAACATTCTCAATAATAAATTTTTTTATATATTCTATATTATTTTCTTTTTTCATGTATATTTTTGTAAAATTTCTTGTAAAATAGGAAATAATATAGTCATTTGTTTCTTGATTATATGGAGAATACCCATAAAATAATAACAAAAAATAATGTAAGCAGTAATCTGGATTATATTCTATCCATTCTTTATATTTATTAGAAGGTACAGGTATTCGTATTTTTTTATATTGTAAGTCCTCTATACCCGTTGTCTTATCAATAAGTATTTTATGCGTTGTATCATATAATACAGTATATATTGTAAATGGGTACTTTATTAGTTCTTTATGAAATTCATATTTTACTTTGTAAAACCCATGTATAGAATTTGTAATATCTATTTTTTTTTTTTCAGAATCTATATCACAAAACCAGTTTTTATAGAAACATAGATTTTCTAGTTTATTTTGTGTTGTATCTATACAAAAATGTGTTGAATAATCACTTTTGTATAATATATTATGAATAGATATATTATGAATAAATAATGTGTTTGATATTTCACGTAAATATGTAAAAATTGTATTATATGAAATATGTTTTATAGATTTTGTGGATATATATTTTTTATATAGTATATCAAATTTTTGTATTTTATAAAAAGTGTAATTTTTGTAATCATATTTTCTATATATTTTTTGAACTTTTGTGGAAGGTATCCTATATCTATCAATATCATTGATATTCATTATTGTATAAATTATATATATTATTATTATTTATTTATCTTCTATTATATAACTTTTTATAGATTCTGTGTATACAGTATCTTCATTTTTTTCATATTCATAGTCCTCAATATCATTATTATTTTCTAATGAGTCGCTTATTTCAATAGAAGTATCTTCAAAATTGTCTTTATCAATTGCATTTTGAATACTTTCTTCCTGCACAATATCTTCTACACTATCATACTTACTTTCATCTATATTTTCAGAATAATAGTCTTCTTTTTCTTTTTTTTCTTGATCCTTATCACTTCTAGAAAGTTGATTTTCTATTGTATATCTATCTGCTTCAAGAGGATTGTAATTTTCATCTTTTTCATCTATTGTCATATCTCTGTATTTCAATTGTGAAATAATAAATTTTTCTCTTTCTTTATTTTTCCATTTTTCAAATTTTTCTTTATCGATAGTATTAATATACATATCTTTTTTTATTTCTTCTATCATTCCTATACAAAAATCAGCAAACACTGTACTATAGTCGGATGCTATATTCATGAATAGTTGCATCTCGCTTGCTACATAAAAAACTAAGAATTGTATAACATCTTTTGTTTCAAAAATGGTTTCTACATCTATTTTTATTAAGTATTTTTTGTCATATATAGGTGTTTTCCCGTGAATATTATCAATTTCAGTTTTAGAATAATTAAATGAGAACTTAGAAAATATCTTTTTGTTATTATCTACAAGAAATGGTTCCAACCACTTGTATTCTCTTTCTATAACTTCTTGTAATATTTTATCATCCCTATTTTTTGAGTTCTTTACATATATTTTTGGTATCGTGTAACCATTTTTTATACGCTGGACACTTTTTCTAAAATATGTATTTATATATGTTTTTAATTTTTTTATAGTATAGTCTTTTATATATTGATTTTCCAATCGTGATAAGAACCTAGGATATATGTCATACTCTTCATATGTTTTGTTATTTTTGTATATAAGATTAGAGAAGTCCTGTATTGTTTTAAAAAAAGTAACAATATCACTCTCTATTTTTTTCTTATTGCTATGAGAACATTTTTTAGATATAAGAGATGCTATATTTTTTACCACCTTTTCTATTTTTCTTAAAGAAGAATCTTTTTTTAATACAGAGGTATTTATTAATTTCTTTTTTTGTATTTCCTCATATTCTTTAATAGTATGACTTTGAATTTGCATATATGCATTATTAAACTCCTTTTCGGTGTATTTTTGCGTATCTAGTTCGTCATAATATTTTTTACAATATACACATCTCCGTCTTCCTACAATTGTATAGAAATTATGTAATTTTCCCTTATTAGCACCTTCATAGCAATATGCTAAAAATATATTATTTCTTGATTCCGATGATAATGATAATATGGAATAATTTGTATTATATATATTTTGTACAACTTTTTTATTATTATATATAATATTGCTAGACTTCAAATAAGATAAAATAGTATTGTATAACTTTTCATTATTACGATTACTAATATATTTATCGTCGAATCCATTATAATCTGTATTATCTATACTATTATAATCTTCGCTTATATTTTTTTTAAATGTAATTAGTAAATTATTAATATGTTCTTGTATAGGTATACTTTTTTTATAAAGATATAGTCCATTTTTGTTTATAAATTCAAATTCTGCTTCTTTCCAATTATATGGTTCTTCTATATTTTCTGTGTCATATTTTACTATTTTAGAAATGTCTTGTATTTCTTTTTCTTTTTTATAATTATAAAAGTTTTCATATTTATATTCTAATACAGATGTCCAAAACATGAGACTTTGGTGTATTTTTTCTTTAGAAATATTTTGTTTTATAATAGTACCACCATCATTGTATTCATAATATAGTAATTTCAGATTCATAGTAACACATAGCATATAATATAAACCTTCTTCTTCATGAAAAGATGTAAAAGAACATCCAGATACATCATTTTTTGGAACAATTCTAGGAAACGAGCAACGAAGATACCATAATAGATGAGATATAACCAATGTGCCGTATTGTGTCATATAGTATTGATAGTATGACTTTTGTAGTTTTCTTGTAAAAGAACTTTCTTTTGTAATTTCTTCTATTTTTGAATTAGGTATCTTTTTCTTTTTTTGATAATTAGAAACTCGTCTTTGTGTATATTTTTCAAAATCTTGTATTCTTTGCCGTTCTCTTGTACATGTTATTACAATATCTATAAAATGTTTGTTTGGTATATGTAATCCTAGTTTTTTACTAATTGTATCTAGAAGACTACACGCAATTGAAGATTGTAGTTTCTCTTCTTTGGAATATAATTTCTGTAAAGATATGTACGATATAAACTCGTCGCTTCTAGGGTTTCTAATAGAATCTGTAACAATTTCATACTCTGAAACAGGAACTAGATGATTATAAGGAACATGTATAGTTTCTATATTGTATCGAATAGACGAATTAAATATATAACCGGTATCATAGTCTTTTACTTGTAAATATCCACTACATACAGTACAACTATTTTGTTCCTTGTCCTCATCGCTATATAAAGACATAAGTATCTTGTTATTTTTATATATAGTTTCAATGTCTTTACTATTTTCTATTTTATAAAAATAGTACCAATGCCCACAACATAGTGGTTCTTTATAGTATCTAGAGTACACATAATTTTCAATAAGAACACCATCTAGTTCGATAATTTTATACAATAATCTTTTTTTTTGAGATACAGACTGTATACTATTAATATATTTCATAATAAATCCTGTTTTCTTACTCTCTGTAGGTGTAACCATATTTACATAATCTTTTTCAAATAATATAGTTTCCTTATAATTTATATAAAAGTCTCTTTTTTTATAAAATTCACTATATTTTTCTATTATATCTTGTATATTTACTTTATTGATAGGTGTATTTATTTTTTTTATAATATCATTCTCTTCTTGTGTAGAAAATGAATATGTATTTTTTGTAATATAATTTTTTATATCAGAAAATGTTAGTTCTTTTTTTTCCAGTCTTTCTATAATATTATTTGTATTAAAAGGTTCAAATTCTTTTTTAGAGGGTAACGACTTTACAATATCTTCTTTTTTATAAAAATATGAAAAGTATATAAATATATATAATAAATCTCCCTTGTCAGTAGAAGAATTTGCGAACTTGTATATATTGTCTATATCTGTAGATGGTATATTTTTATACAAAGGAACCTTTTGTATATCTTTTTTTTGTATAAATTCATTTTCTAGTATATGAGAAAAAGTTTGTATATGAATAGGTTCTTCTTTGCTATATACAAATATTTTCTGAATTTCTTTTGAGTCCAAGTTCTTTAAAGAATACCCCCACCATTGAATATATTCTTTTGCTTCCTCGAATGTATAATTATACGTAAGGGTATATTCTACAACTTTCTTGTATGTTGGAATACATTTGTGTACTATTTCTTGATATTCTGATTCCGGTAAACTTGTTTTTTTTTTTGTTCTTTTTGGAAATTCGATAAAATACGAGTTATCTAAGTCCATAGTATGTACGTCCTTTACTTCTATTCTAGTGCAAGGGTCTTGAATATTCTTATTTCTTGGAATATAGTAAAATCCTACTATATACAATGATTCTCCTGTTTCTGTGGTAGTATATTCTTTTTCGACAAGAGATACGGAATTTTCTATATTCATCGTCTCTTTCCCTCTACCTACACGACTAGATACATATTTTTCTATTCCATTGTACTGTACAATTTTTGTATATTCGTTTAATGTTATCTTTTTTCCTACAGGTATATTGTTTTCTTCCAAGAAATTATCACTTGGAATAATATATGGTTCAATAATAGACCTTTTTTCTTCATTATATTTAACAAGAGATATTGTATTATTATAATATTTGTTCCCTAGTTGATATAATTGAAAATATTGCTCCTTGAAATCTTGTAAAATTTCATGGGAGACTGTTTCGTCACGAGCACCATTGTCCCCTTTACAAAATAGTGAGTATACCTTCTTTATATCTGCAACAACTGGAACAAAGAACTTTATTCTATAAAAAACAGCATTCTTAATATCTTCATAATATGAATTAAATATATAATTATTGTTTTTGATAATCCTTTTATAAATATTATATATATGTATATATCTTTTTACTTTTTTAATAATTTCATCTTGTAATGTCTTGTCCGATTGTAAGTATATAGGGTGCTCTTTTAAAAATTCATTCACTAAGATATTTTCTAGTATAGTATCAGGAAACTTATCTTCTATTATTTTTTTCTCCACAAATTCTATTTCTTCATTAAAATTAGTATCATCAAGTGTAATTTCTTTTTCCATACAGAGTGTCTTCACTAATATATATTATTATAATATAAATTACTTAAAGAATATACATATTATATATCATAAAGTAATACATTTTTTTTACTTACAGTAATCACCTTATGTCAAGCATTATGTCTTCTATTGGTTCAACCCTCGGTCTTGTGAACAGTTCTATTGAAACAGATAATACTATTGAAACGAAAGACAATATTGAAACAGATAATACTATTGAAACGAAAGACAATATTGAAACAGATAATACTATTGGAGCAAAAGACAATATTGAAACAGATAATACTATTGAAACGAAAGACAATATTGAAACAGATAATACTATTGATATTCCTTCATTTGTTCTTTCAAGTGTTGATACATTATCGAATGTATTAGGAAATACTCCTTATGAAATTGTTAGAAAATCACTATACAGAGATTATGGACTTATTACAAAAGAAGAAGAGTCGTTTCCTCATCTTTATATGATCACTTATAATAGGAAAAATAGATATACTACTAACAAAGTAGAACTGACAGATGATCAAAAATGTATTGTTTCACAATATCGTGGTATTATTGTTCAGAAAGATACTAATACGCCATTATGCTATACATTTTCAAGTATGAATAGACATCTTCCAGATGAAATAAATATAAAAAGTTGTACTATTACACAATCGTATGATGGTTCTCAAATTAAATTGTTTTACGATACTACAACACAAAATTGGGTTGTTTCGACAACCAGAAGAATTGATGCTTCTAAGTCATTTTATATAACAAATACATCATTTTATGATATGTGGGATAGTAGTATTACTCTAGATTATAATAAGCTTAACAAAGAGTATTGTTATTCTTTTATTCTACAACACCCTGATAATCATGTTGTGGCAAGACATTCTAAACCAAATGTTATTCATTTGTTGACACGAAGTATGAAAACATATAAAATTGTTGATAATGATATTGGTGTTAAGAAACCAACTACTGTTACTTTTACAAATAAAGGTGATATTTGGAAATCTATTAAACGTTTACCATTTTATAAAGAAGGATATGTTGTTAGATATGAAGATATGTTTGTAAAACTTGTCAATAATAAGTATCAGGAGGTAAAAGATTTGCGAGGAAGTTCTTACTCTTTACTTTTTCATTATTTCTGTCTTAAGAAAGAACATAAAATTAGAAAATATCTATCATATTATCCAGAGATGTCAGAAACATTTTCTCAATATGAAAGGTTCTTTTATAATTTGTGTATAACCGCATTCAATGAATATATTATGGTTCGTATTAGAAAATCTATAGATGTAAAAGAATCTCTTCCTTTTCTAAAACCAGTTCTATATAAACTTCATGGTATTCATATTAGTAAAAAGTTCAGAATTACTCTACAAACTGTTGTAAAACATATAGAATCATATTCTCCACAACTCCTGAAAAGTCTTGTGGACAAATGTAATACTCTGCATTATTCATATAATTAATATTCATATAATTAATATTCATATAATTAATATTCGTAGATACATAATATAAAAATATAATAATAAATTACAAAACTCAAAAAATTAATACTATTTATTATATAAAAAAAAAATTAATACATTTATACATATCTTGTATAAATATATTATTACATTACCATTTTTCTAAATTCTTTTAATTTTTCCATATATGTAGGAATAGGAATTGTTTTTGTATTGATTTTTTTAGAATCTTCTAGCAATATATTCATATATTTATGAATATCTTGTAATGATTTTAAAAATACTTTTATAACATCATCTATTTTTTCCTTTGTATCAAGACCCTTTACACCAAAATCAAGTATAATTGATTTGTGGTCTATACTTTTTTTACACCCTGTTACAATATCTTGTAATTTAGTATTATTCCATGCCTCTATTAAACTGCCAATAGTATAGTCATCATCTATAAGTATAAAGTCAAATCTTCTATTTGCATTTATTTGAATATGAACTTTACTTTTATTAGATATTGTAATATTTTGTTCAAGGTCTTGTAATCTTTTAACAATACTTTCTATAGATTTTATTACTAGTTCTTTAGAAGATATCCCTGTTTGTTTGCTTACAGATAAGCGAACTTCTTTTGTGTTATCATCAAAGTACATTCCACAATTAGAGGCTTGGTGTCTTGAATTTGTATTTTTTTGCGAGTCATATTCTAAGGAACATGTCATATGAACCTCTTCGTTATACCCTATTAGAAATAATGGAATATTTGCGAAGAAGATATCTTCATTTTTAAGGATAATATCCTTTTCTTTATTTTTTACAACCATTTCTCCAGTTTTTACATAACGATACTCTATATTCTTGTTTGTAATATTCAGTTCTATTTCAATCATATTGATATCTTTCTTATCAAAAATGTCATACATAAGAGGGATATATTCAAATTGTTTTTGAAGTATATGGTTTCCCCAAGAAGATGTGTTTTTATGAAACACAATACTTTTTGGATCAATTGTATATGTTTGTATACTTGACATTATAGAACGTAATATTGTATTTCCTATACATTCTGGTATATCGCTCTTAAGACTTACATAAAACTCGTCACTACGTCTTTTTTTATATCCTTCCATTTCTGTAATAGTAGAAAAGTACTTTGACATATTGTATATTCTTTTTTTATGTTACTTTTTGAGTGTATAATTACAAAATTAATATATGTAGAACACATTATTATCTTTATATAAATTATCAATTTTTATGCGTTTTATACATTTAAATATTTATACTTAAATTACTATATGAATTCAAATAATAGTTTACCATTTCGCATAGGTGCTAAAGACCAATATATACTATATTATAGTAATTTCTGTATTAATTCTAAAGAATTTATGAGTATCTTGTGTAAAACACCATTCCATTCCAAATTTACAAAAATAAATATAAGCACAGCATCTTTTCCAAATATTATTACAAGTGTTCCTACTATAATAGTNCCAGGGGTACAAAAACCATTAGTTGGNATTGANGTATTNACATGGTTAGAAAAACAATCGGAACAAAAATCAAATAATATACACGAGGAAGGTATTTGTGCCTACTCACAAGAGATGAATTCTAACTTAGGAGATAGTTATTCATATTTAGGTTCAAATGATAAAAATCAGCCCATGGAACATACATTTCAATTTATATCAAGACCAAGTCAATCTATACAGACACCTGCGGAAGAATCCTATTCTACCAAAGATCCAAAAGTAGAGATGAATATTCAAAAAAGGGATTTATACCCTCAACAAAAAAAACCTATTCAACAAAGTTCTTATGGAAAACCTCCTATAACCCCTGTTACAAGCAATGATTCTGAAAATACAAATGTAGAGAGTGCTTATAATGACCTACTCGCAAGAAGGAGATTGGATGGATAAAAATTATGCGTAAAATATATAAAAGAGATAATATATACATTATACATACTATATAGTTATGAGTAAATCAAGGAATGTAAAAAAATTTAATAAAATTATTGATAATTTTTTATCAGAACTACATACAATACTACCGGATGAAAAAGATATTGTTATTTTCCAAAGCCAACTGAGTGTTGCAACTATGTTAAACGAAAAAAAGATATTAAATAGTTTTGTAGAATTTGTGAACCCATATAAAAATCATATTCTTGAAAAGAATGAAGATTTCTTTATGAATGATAATATCGATGTAGATAAAGATTATCTTTCTGACTCTATTCACTTAAAAGAACTATGGAAAACAAAACTATCTGATGAAAATAAAGAAGTTGTTTGGAAGTATTTTCAGGTAATGGTTTTACTTTCAGAAAAATGCGTATAATTAGTAATTTATTAATACTTTTAATAAGTATTACTAGATGAACAGATTTATTGAAAACTACAGACTATTTCTTAATTCTACTAAAGAAACTACACCGGAGTTATATAATGAATACAAGCCTTCTTTACCAAAAGAAAATGATAAGATATTAGATTTTTTTATTAAAAACTGGTATCCTTATATGAAGGAAGTTTCTAAAACAGACCTTGATTTTTTTGAAAAAAATCAATACGACCCTTTTGTATTTGAAAATGTATCTTTTTTAACGTTTATGCAATCTCTAAGTAAAAAAAACAAATATATTTGTTGGGAATACCTCCATACATTATTCGCACTTAGCTACTCTATTCCTTATACAAAAGAAAACTATGAAACATATAAATCGGAATCAGAAGACTCTGTAAAATATAAAGAGACTATGAAATCTATTGAAACTACAATACATGATTTTCCAGAAATTATTTCAAATATGGTTACATGGAAAAGAACAATACGAGAAGAAACCGAAAATGAAGAAAATGAAGAAAATGAAGAAAGTAATAGTGGAACTGAGGACCCGATAGAATCTTCTTCTATAGGAAAACTTGCAAAAGAAATATCAGAAGAACTTAAATCAGAGAAAATTGATATTAATAGTAGTATGGAAGGTATGGATAATCCGATGAAACTATTTCAATCAATGATGTCAGGAGATAAAGATAATGGAATTGGGAAACTAGTTAGTACAGTTACAGATAAGTTACAAAAGAAAATGGAAAGTGGTGAGATTTCTCAAGAAGACCTACTAAAAGATGCAACAAAATTATTTACAGGCGGAATGGGTGGATCGGGTGGTGATTCAAACGGAGGTATGCCTGACTTGTCAAGTATGATGAATATGATGAAAAATATGTCTGGTATGGCAGATATGTTTAAACAGTCTGGTAATCCGAAAAGTAGAAAGGTTCGTAGAAGATTACAAAAGAAAATGAAAAAATAATTTTGTATAATATTATATATTGGTATTTTTTATTTTTATAATTTTATTAATTTTTTTTTATATATATATATTTATGTAAAGTATATATATAAAAATAAAGTATGACAATACCTTATTGGTTTGAGACACCTGAAATTATATTTGATAAAAAATATATGTTGGATGTTATTCCAAAAAACTATACTATGGGTGCAAAAACAATTAATGCGATTGTTCGCTTTTCTATTTTTTCAAATATACTTCTTTTTGTTCTTGTAAGGAATGTATGCTTCTTATTTTTACCATTGTTCCCTATCGTCTTTACATATGTATGGTATATATATGAAACTTCGAAGAAAAAAAAAGAAACCTTTGACAATCCTATTACATCATATTCTACAAAAGTACAAAAAAAAACAGTTCCAACAGATAATAATCCTTTTATGAACTTTGATTACATAAATGATTCTTGTAAAAAGAAAAAAGCACCTGCTGTTTTTGTATGTGATACAGAAGAGAATATAGAAACAAGGAAGGATATTGAATCAAAGTTTGATATACGATTATACAAAGATACATCTGATATATTTCAACGAAGAAATTCTCAAAGAGAATTTTATACAAGGGCATACCAATGTATTCCAGACCAAACTTCTTTTTCTAAATGGTGTTTTCAAACAGGTCCTACATGTAAAGAACAAGGTTTATATTGCGGACAACCATCTATATAATATATTTACTATTTTTATATTATAGAATAATGTATCACACACCCACATTGTATGAACAAAGTAATGGGATTTTTATTCGCACGAGTCCTGATATGTATACATATAAATACAGACTAATAGACAATACTATTATAAAAGTATGTTTATTTGAAAATTGTTTAGAACTAGCGTTCCATAAATGCTCTTTTTGTAAATATCATAAACGAGAATTAAAATATAATAATAGATTATATAGACTAATACATTATGTCAAACAAAAAGAATAGTTCTATGTGCAATAATTGGATTATGAATAATACAAACTTACACAGTGACAAATGTGTTATTGATTGGAAAAAAGATGCAAACAAACATATGTCTGATTATGCATTTGGTTTTACTTCTAGATGCAATCCAACAAATGATTATTTATGCCAAGTTGGACTACAACAACATTATCCGTCTATGGTATGTGGTAATGTAGAATATGATTCTCGTATGCGTAATGGTTGTGCAGGAAATGTTATGACACATACCAAATCAAGACAATCTCTTGAAACTAGACCATACAGGTCAGTTCCCTATATGGGAGAATGTAGAGCTCCTCTTATGAATACTGATACATTTAGCAAATTGTCCCATGGAGAAACCAGTCGTGTTTCTAAATCTTGTAATAATCAAGTAGATATGAAAGAAAGATGGTTCCCGCTTGAAAAATCTGTCCAAAGAGATATTTATAAACAAGCAAATAGTATCCCGAGACATTTTATAAGAGGTGGTATGAGCACTACTTCTTTTTATAGAAACACTGACTATTTACGACAATGTGGTATTCCTGTATCCGCACAAAACTCTATGTTCTGTCCGGATATAGATGTTCCTGAAAATGTTAAAAGAAAAAAATTACAAGGTAGAAATTTACCATATATGAAAGATGGATTATTATAATATTATAATTTATTCATTTGTATAAACCTCATCTACAAAACCATATTTTTTACATTTTTTGTATCCCCACCATATGTCCCTTTTCATCTTTTTTTCTAGTTTCTCTTTAGAAATCTCTGTATATTTTTTGTACAAAGAATATATTTTTTTCATAAAAAATGTATTGTTTTTATGTTCATCTTCCAATTCTTCCATTTTCCCCCAAGCACCCGCGCTTAATTGATGAATTAGTAACACAGAATTTCTTGTCATATATCTTTTTTTACCAACAACCGATAAAAATGTTGCCGCACTTGCAGCATAACCTTCAATAATTGTATAAATAGGAATAGTAGAATTTACTATACAATCTACACCAGCCATTCCTTCCAACAAGTCTCCTCCATAACTTGTTATATGCAAATATAATGGCTTTGGGATAAGTTCAAAAGTATTTTCAGATTCTCTTTTTTTTTGTGAAAACAAAAAGTTCTTAGCATGAATTATTTTATTTAATTGACTAATACTTTGATTTGTAACATCTGTATTAAACCAGATATGGTTTCCAATACAATCTACTTTTTGTTTCATTAATGATTTTAGTATCCCAATACCAACACCATTACTTCCATCATCTTCTTCTCCATTTGTAATATCATCTCGAACTTCATTTTTTCTTGAATGTATAGGAAAAGCATGAGAATGTTTTCTTTTCATTTTATACAAAATATAAAAACTTCTTTATATAATACAATTTATACACTATAAAATATTCCTTGTATATATTCATACATATACGAACTTTCTTACGCATCTTTTGTAATATTATTATAACAAACTATTGTATTATATATATATATATATGTTTCCCATTTATTATATTAATCTACAATCTGAAAAAAAAAGAAATGAGTTTATGAAGAAACAATTTGATTTTTACTCATTGCAATCTACAAGAATAGAAGCATATCATAAAAATATACCATATATACAATATCTTGTAAAGCGATATAAGATACATAATCCAAATGAATTGTGTTGTTTTGTATCACACATAAAGGCAATACATGAAGCTTATAAAAATAATGACCCATATTGTATTGTTATGGAAGATAATATAGAACTAGAACATTTTGTAAAAAACAGTAATATGTTACAATATTTTACAAGATATACAAATATATGGGAGTGTATTAATTTATTACCAACTGGTCCAAATACTATTTTACAAGATAATATAAAAAACTACAAAAAAAAAAATTTATGCACACCGTATAAAAAAGTATGTTATGGTACAAAAGTCTTGTTATATAATCGTAAAGGAATAGAAAAACTTGTAAAAATGTTTCCTCGTATAGAAAAATCTATACAAGGAAATTATAAAACAAAATTAGTTGCTGATAATTTTATTTTTTCTTACTGTAAAACATATATATCCACATTTCCTTTTGGTAATATTTCTTTATTATTTGATACATCTATTCATAAAAATAGTAAAATAGAACATAGAAAATATACTAAACATCTTATTCATTCTATGTTCCATTCTACATAGTATTCTATTTTATAATTATATATGAAAGTGTATATTATTACAAGATTCTCTATTTTTGATCCAACTTCTACTTCTTATAGACTAACACGTAATAGTAAATCTGTAGAACAATATAAGAAAGTTTTGTTTTCAAAGCAAAGATTATCTTATAAATTTACAGTATTTGAAACAATTACACTTCCCTCTATTGTACAACAAACATACAAGAACTTTGAATGGCATATATATACAAGTTCATATTTACCCGAGTTCTATAAAAAAAGGTTATTGTATATAACAAAACAGTTTCCCTATATTAAAGTATTCTTTATAGAATCTTTTTCTCAATTTAATACAATTACATTTCAAGATAATTATTGCACAATACGACTAGATGATGACGATGGACTCTATCCAACTTTTTTTGAATTATTGCAACAATATAAAAATATTACAAATAGTATTATATCTTTTCCAAAAGGAAGAAAATGTTCTATAATACAAAACAAAATAGTATATGGGAAACCATTCATATATAAAAAAATAGCAGCTGGACTATGTGCGATTAATATGAATATTTATAACTGTGGTAATCATGACTTACTTGACAAAAAATACAAGGTATTATATAATATGAAACCAAATATGTACTTATTACATTGTAGTATTCATTGTGATACAAAAAGGATGTTATAAAATTATAAGCGTTTAAAATACATGAATATTCTCCTTATATTGTATATATAATAATGTCAGCAAGTCAAAGACTAGGATTTATGGAAATAAAACATCGACTACAGTCTCTTGAACACCAAGTGACCTCTCTAACAAATTTATGTACTACATTTGCTCAACAAATTCACTATCTAAAAAGTGTTCAAGATACTATGGGACACCCAGATACTTTGTCTCAATCATCTAACATTAATATAACCCCACAAGGACAAAGTGTAACCCCACAAAGACAAAGTGTAACCCCGCAAAGACAAAGTGTAACCCCACAAAGACAAAGTGTAACCCCACAAGGACAAAGTGCAACTACACAAATCAATTCTAATGTTAGAGAAGTATCACTATCCAAGAATTTTCCAACCCAACCTTCAAAATCTGTTCCTCAAAAATCTCCACAAACAGAATCTAATGTATCTATGGTAACAGAACCAGTTGTAAAACCTAAAAGAAAATACACTCGTAGAAAAAAACCAGAAGCTAAAACAGAACAAACTATTACTATTGAATAAGAATTTTACTTCTTCTTACTAAAAAAATCCCTAATACTTCGTGAATTTGTTTTTTTCCGATTATCAGTTTCTAATAAATCGTGAATAACATTTTTATTTTTAATAGATTGTATTAAATCAAAAATATCTTGTACAGGATTTTTAATTTGATGCTCTATATAATATCTATAATCCACTTTAATATTATGTTTCATAATATAACTAGGCGTTTCTAGCAAGTCACCTTGAAGAACTTTCATTTGTATCTTTGTACATTTGTGTTCTAATCTATGTTTCTTGCAATACCCGCCTTTACAAACATTACAAAATATGATATCCATATCCGTTTCTTTACCCCAACAAATTCTACATCTTGAGACACAATATTTTTTATGTTGTGTAATATGACTAGAACAAAATAAGTTCATACATTTTATACATTTACACTTATTAATATGTAACTTTTTTTTATTACATACAAAACATTGTAGTTCTCTATGGTCTATGTAAATATAGGGTATTCTTTCATTAGAAGAAGGAGCGTTTCCAGGGTCCCTATCACGTATCTTTTCCGCTAGGACTTTATGAGCTATTTGTGTTGGATTCTTATAATCTGTCTTAAGAGTTTTGGATACAACCAAATCAGAAAGGTCAATATTTCCTTCTAAGACATCCTGTATGCTTTTTTGATAAAACGATACTGCTTTTGTAATCGCTTTAGAAGATTCTTCTCCTCCAAATAAAATATCTAAGATTCCTTTATAAATCTTTTTTACAATAGGAGAATTATCTCTTCTTTTTGTAACAAGACCCATTCCAGTAAATTTGTATTTTTCTGTGTCAAATTCATATTTATTACCAGCATATCGTTTTTTTGTAATTATCATAAAAGGCCAAAATGTCTTTTCATATTCTAATACTTGTGGTTTTCGGAATTGTGATGTAATGAAATCTGCCATCTCTTCTCCTAATGTAATAGTTCCACCTAATAGAGCTTTTCCTTGTAATCCTTTTAATATTTCACAACCAGATAAGTTCAAAAAAATACTGTCTGTGTCGCCATATATTACTTTAGCACCTTTATAATGTTTTTCAGCAAGACTTTTCGCATCATAAATTTTTTGTCTTCCACCTGCTGTGGTCGATGCTGCTAATGAAATAAATCGAAGATCGCTATATTTTGCTCCTGTATATCCATATACAGAATTTGCTGTAATTTTTAATGCCAGTTGCTTACCGTTATATACAGCCTTTTTAAAAGGATCTGTAGCTTTTGCCATTTCTTTTTTAGCAGCTTTTCTTGCTTTCAATAAATCTTGTAAAAGACTCGGTATAATACCTTTATTATCTATATTGGGCATCATCTTTTTATCATAGGAATCTTTTGCTGTCTTTTCTAGTGGTTCCGCGTAAATATTATCTATATGTATTTCATTATCTTTGTATGTTAATATATTATAACGAATATCCATAGAATCTTTATCCATTCTACTTGGATCTTGAACATATGTTTCATACGAAATATTATGCTCAATGATAGTAGAAGGGTATAGAGAACCATAATCTAATACAGCAATAGGAGAATCATAAAACCCGGGTTCTGGATCTAAGACAATCGCACCTTCATATTTACCCCCAGCATTTCTATCTGTAATTTGTTCTAATGTTGGAAAGGCTGTATTTTTTTGCAAGCATTTCTCAGCAATCTTAGAAAAAACCTTAATTCCCTGACCTCTTGTAAATAACAAATCAATAGGAACCAAGCATATATTAGACATTCCAATATTATTTACAAATTTGTCCAACTTATCAAATAAATCATTTACAAGAATACAATCCTGTATACAATATTCCGCAATAGTGCGAATATCATCTGGTGAACCAGAATGGTATTTTTCAAATATTTGCTGTGGTGGTAAATCATTTTTTTGAAGACCAATAAATTCTTTTGCTACATTATCTAATTTATACGAACCAAGATTATGATCGTTTCGTATTACATGTAATAAGTCAATCTGAACACGTCCTGGAATAACTGGATAATGTTGAAGATTTTGACCCATCGCACTAGAACTTAACATCTTTGATTTTAATACACATTCTTTACCAGGTAATCTACCTAATTTAGAAAATGCTTTTTCACAACCTAACAATTTTGCTCTGTCGTATAAGTATTTATTATCAAAACCAAATGTATTATATCCAATTAGTACATCAGAATCTATTTTTTGTATATGATTTTTCCAAGCTATTAGAAGTTCTCTTTCTGTTTTTACAGACTCTACAATAACATGTTCTGTGAAATTTTCATGTTCAATATTTTCTATTTTTGCACATTCTTTCAATGTCGCAATATAACGAATACAACATTTCTTTTGACCATATATTCTTGTAGTAGTTCCAATCTGTATAATTTCATCACCTTTTCGTGAGGCCTGTGGAAAACTTCCATCAATGCTTGTACATTCAATATCATACGACGATACCCGAAATGGGGCAATCCATTCATTTTCTACAGGAACAATATTCTTATAATCTACAGTATATTGTATCTGACAAGTTGTCCGCGTAGAACAACTTTTACAATTCTTCTTTTCCACAAAAATAGTACCAGTAGGTTTTATTTTAGAAATATGAATAAATCGTATAATTGTATCTATTTTTGACTCGTAAATATCAAATACATACTCTTTTCTATATATTTTATATACACGAGACTTTTTAATTATAATATCACTTGATGTAACATATGGTTTCTCATTAGATGATATAGATTTAATCGCGCTCCATCGAGAACCTTCTGTTGTAAAAGAACATTTCAAAAATGTATGATTCTTATAATTATCAAAATAGTATAGTTTCTTCATCTGAACTACAGAAAACGATATATCCTTTTTATGATAATATGGCATAAAATACAGTATTTTGTTTTGTAATTGTCTAATTAGACTAGTAGAAAATGTATCTGGTAATTTTAGTAAAAAATAAGGCTTAAATCCTGTAATTTCTAAACATACTGAATACCCTTCTCTTGTCAAACCATATGTTCTAATGATTAGTTTTTTTGTATTATTTTTTTCTTCATTTTCTGAATCCGAGTCTGAGTCATCTTCTTCTTTCACATCCTCTTTTTCCCAATATATTGTATTGATTTCCAAATCACCTGTATGTTTTATCTTCTTACATCGATAATATGATGAAACTTCTTCCATTATGTAAAAGAGATATACTCGTAAATACGTATTATTGTATATACAGGGTAAGATACTTTATATATTTTTTTTTATCAATCCTATATCGTCTTATATATTAATCAATTTTATATATAATAGTATATGGATCGTAGTAAGATTTACAGAAATATACATAGACTTAAAAATCTAAGAAATACTAGAAAACCTATGTTTTCTTATCCTTTTCAAGAATTACGAAATAAAGGTGTATTTATAACTACTATTACGAATAAAGGTTTCCAGTTTCTTCCAAATATTATACATAATTTTTTACGACAATCATATCCTCATAAAACATTATGTATTATTTTTAATATGCGAATTGATATTAAAAAAGTAGAAAGTATATTACAACAAAAAGGAATTAGAAATTATATTGTAGAGACAAAACCAGAATTAACACAATGGGCATGTAATCAATACTCAGTCTCCAAGATGAAAGAGAATGATATGATATGGTGTAAAATGGATGATGATGATTATTATGGTCCAAGTTATGTTTTAATTAATTTACAATCTATGATACAATACAAAGCATATGTTCTTGGAAGAAATTCTTTTTATGTGTATATTCCTGAATTAAATAAATTATTTCTAAGTTCAGGAACTATTGGAAAAGTTTTTCATATAGCAGGTCCAACATTATTTATACATAAATATGTATTTTCCAAAATAGTATTTGATAATGTAAAATCTGGAGGTGATGTGTCTTTTCAAAGAAAATGTAAAAGAATAGGTATTCCTATATATTCTGCTCCAAATTATGATTTTATTTATATTCGTAGAATAAATGGTAAATCACATACATGGAAAATAAATACATTACATTATGTAAAACATATGAAACAAGTTCCTTCAAGAGCTTTTAAAGATAAATATATTCATATATTTTAATACATATTATATAAAACTATTTATATAAATTTACCTTCTATTACAAAAGATGGATACACTCTTGAACTTGATGGTATTATCCAAATTGGACCAGCATACATACTATCATATCCTTTTTTAGGACTCATATATTTTGGTTTTGAATAACCATATTTTTCTATAAATTTATCTGCTGTTATATCAGATTCATTTTCATGTGATTTTTTAACACATACCTCACAAACAATAATACTTACATTATTATTTTTATTTTTATACATATTATAATAATGTTTAAGATGTGAAATAGTATTTGCTAAATTTATACCTTTTCCAAATGCTCTCATTCTAGAAAGTGAAATATCAAAACCATTTTTGCATATAGATTTTACATTTGATGTTTCTGTTAAATGATATAATCGTAATGTTTTATAATTATGCAATCTATTACATTCTTTTTTATACTTATTCCATAATAAATAACAATTATTTTCTTGTATTTTAGATATTATAAATTTTTTTGGTATTTTTATATTTATTTTTTTAATTTCTTTTAATTCACATATACCCTTTTCAAGAGTATTTTTATGATTTTTAGGTTTCATTATATTATTATATAATATAATGAAAAGATTATTATATTTTGGAGCAGATATAGATATAAGTCCAATAGTTTTATTTCCAAAAATAAAAGAATTTGTATTTGTAGATTTAGGAGATGTTAATCATCTAAATCACTGGGGAACTGAATACTATAAAGGATTTATTATTCCAAGCAAACCAAGACATTGGAAGGGAAAAAATTTACAATCAACACTTACAATGATATTATCAGATTATTATTCTGATATTACAATAAAAAAAAAGAATAATATGCTTCTATTTACATTTGATAATAATCGTAAATTAAAATATTATACAAATATTTTTTTACCAAGTTATAATAAAAATAATGCGTGTATAAGATTGAGAGATAGGAAAAATATAAAATATATAAATCAAAATTATATCCCAAATAGTCTAACACGAGAAGTTATAGATGAAATGCTACAATGTAATATTTTGTTTATTCTTGGTTATTTTCCAAGTTATCCAATAATTTCAGAATTACAATTAGATGAAATATATACACAAGATTATATTTTATATGAAAGAAAAATTACAGGTAGTCGTAAAAAAGGAACATTTAAAGTAGAAAAATTTTGTAAATTTGATTTAAGAAAAAAATGTAAATCTTATACACCTCCAAAAAAAGTTTTTTACCTATGGAATATTTCTAAATTTTGTAAAATATATGATAAATTAGAAGAAGATCAGATGAATGTTATGAATACATATTATGAATAAGTACATCCTAATCTCTTTGTAAAACTTTCTATTAATGATTTTTGAATTGCTTCTACATATTCTTTTTCTGTAGATGGAGCAGATTTTATAAAAAAATTTTTTCTTATAAAATAACTTTTATTGTTTTCGTGCTTTAGTCTTGGGAAAGCATATATTGTAGAACCTACTTGAATAGTTTCTTTATTGATTGTGTCGTATTGTATAGAACTCATTAGCGAATATTATATATACTATATAGTTATAATATCTTTATACTATTTATTACAAGAGCAATTCTGCACAACACATTTATAATTTACAGGAATAGTAGAAGGTAAAGATAAGGATTGTAAAAAATCACATCCTTCTTTATTTTTATTGTTCAATAATTGAAATGATGTATGGGAAATATTTTTTGTTTTCCCCCAAGGATAGTTATGTTTATTTATTGAGCCATTACAATTATTGTAATTTGTTTTTATAATATTTTCACCACTTGTGTTAAACCAGGTAAAATCACAGCCACGAGTTGTTCTTGGGTCAGATACTTTCGATGAATCAAAATCATTTTTGAATTGAGATGTATATTCTGGAAGTCTTTCTGTCATAGTATATTATAAATATATAGTATTATTTTTGCGGTTTGTAGTATATATATTTATCATTTTTATACTTATATCATGAATCTTGTTCAAAATATACAAAACACACTCTTTTCTGTAAAGGGAGAAGTTCCTTTACAAGAACAATTTGAAAATATGAAACAAAATACTATTTTGGAAAAAACAGTTCAAAATATACTATTTCCAAAAAATACACCTTCTAGATTAGATATTGAAGACCATGTATATGAAGATTTAGAATTTTTTGCATCAAATGATACAGGAACAGATTCTATATATGAATGTTTTACAAAACATACTATTACCCCATATGGAAAATATGTTTTACGATATATTTTTCAAAACCCAACCTATGACACAGATGAAATTAAGAAAAGGCAACAACTATTACAGTATTTTATAGAACATAAAGAATTTGGAGAACATATAAAAAAAGTTTTACAAAATATAGAAAATCCAGAAGATGTTTTTTGGTTATGGAAAAAGAAGGATGAACAAACAGAAACGTTATTTGATATGGTATATTTTCAATTACCAGTTGTTGGAAAACATATTAATGCAAATGAACTTATTTTACAGGGAACTACTTTTTATAAAATGTTTGTTTCTCCATTTTTTAGTATTATGGCACCTGTTATTACTATACTAGTTCCCTATCTTTTTTTACGATATATGAAAGTAAAAGTTTCTTTTTATCAAGTGTTTAAATTACTTCGTTCTAAAGTATTTACAGTTAGTTTTATTGGAAATAAAACAGCTATGCTAACTTTACTTTCTACAGGTATATGGTTTGCTATGTATTTTTACAATTTATACACTATTTTTAGTATGTCCAAATTAACTAATAATATTACAAATATGATTCATACAAAATTACGAACAGCATCTCAAGTTATACAAGTTGGTAAAACTATACATGCTATTACAGATATATCTTCTCTTTTACCAGAATCTATAAAATCTTTCTCTGTAGAATCTGTATTATTACAAGAATCTATACAAAAACAATGTTCCATATTCTCAAATAAAGGTTGTATTTTAGCAACTTATACAAAAAGCCAGTCTGTATTAGAAGATTTATCAAAATATATATTTGAAATTGGATACATAGATGCTATATATTCTGTATATTCCTATATACAAACACTTACCAATTTACCTTGGACGTTCTCTTCTTTTGGTAAAAAACGAAATTATACAGATTTTTGGAACCCATCTATATTGTCCTCTACAAATACCCCTGTTCCAAATTCATTAGGAGGTAAGAAGAAAACCAATACATTTTTAATTACTGGACCAAACGCCGGAGGTAAATCTACTTTTGTAAAAACTATTTTTGTAAATAGTATTTTATCTCAAACAATTGGTATAGCATTCGCAAAAAAATGGGTTACTACCAAACCATACAAATATATTGATACATATTTCCATGTTCCTGATATTGAAGGAAAAGCATCTACTTTTCAGGCAGAAATGAGACGATGTCATACATTTATAGAAAAGATGAAAACCTTGGATTCCGAATATCAGTCTCTTGTTGCGTTAGACGAGGTTTTTACATCTACAAATTACAAAGAAGGTATTGCAGGGGCATATTCTATCTTAAAGTATATTTCGAATACATTTACAAATGTATGTTGTCTAGTAACTACTCATTACCATTCCTTAGGAGTATTAGAAAAAGATACAAAGAAAAAGGTTATGAACTATTGTGTCGAAATTACAAGAGATAGTGAGGGAAAATTATTAGAAAATACCTATAAAGTTCATAAAGGAATATCCGAAGAACATATTGCTTTAGATTTACTCGAAATGGAAGGGTTTTCTAAGGATATTATTTCTATTGCCCGAGATAAGTATAAAACAATACAAACACCTAATTTGGAATAAAACAAAAAAAATTGACACGGGGGGAGGGTCAAGGACATATATTACTATTTTCACTCGAGCGAAGTAACACAAACTTCGTTTCGGTTGCGTTCGAAAACTTTTCGGTTGCGCTTGATAACTTAGAATGGGCTGTGTATTATCAAGAAGGTTCAAGTGTGAACAAAAACAGCTTGCGGAGCTATCTTTTAAAGCAACACGTAAAATTGCTGAACTGGAAGAATCGTTGGATCATTTGACGAAGCAGCCGGCAGAAGGGGGAATGAGTTTAAATGATCTCAAAGAGAAAAAAAGAGCCCTCGAGTCGCAAATTTTTGAAGCAAATTCTATGCTTTATGAAGCCATTTTTGACACTGAGAGTGTCAAAAATGTCGTAAAGTCATTAGTGAAGCTGGGTCTTGACAAAGACGATGTGGAGGATTTGCTTGAGAACCTTTTGATCTCGCTTGGGGAGTATGTTGAAAACTACCCACTGTTTGTCAAGATCGTAAAGGGACTCTGTGAAAATGCAGTGTTGATTGCCAGTGTGCTCAAGAATTGGGAATACACCGATACTGAACATGGAATACCAGCGGAGGGGAACCATGTAACTGTATCTTTCGCGTACCCCGATAAAGAAAAGGCTTCGAGGCGTTTACAACGGAAAATCCACTCCAAGGTTTTCTTTAAAACAGCTGAGCTGTTTGCGATTTTTGGAAAAGATAGCTTCACAGCCGGCTCAGGAATCTTTGATTCAAATAATGGCTACGAGTGGTGGATTCACCTTAAAAAAGGTGAATCCACCAATCGCATCAAGCAGATGTTGGAAATAGGCTTGAAACCTCTTCAAAGTACTTTCGGCACATGTGAAATCACAGTCAAATGATTTTTCTGAAACAAAATTCAAGAAACGACTTGAAAAAAAAAATAGTATAACTTATCATATAATATATAAAATTGCTAGAAATAAGTATAAAACAATACAAACACCTCATTTGGAATAAAAACAAAAAAAAATAGTATTTGTATAATATAAATGTAGTTATATTTCTTTAATATAATAATTATTAAATTCTTTACCATAATTTGTATCAAAACCTTGTATGTTTTTTTCGTCTGTTTTTACAAAACCATAATATTTTTCTAATAGTTCTCCTTGTTTTTCCATAGGATCAACATATATTCTTATTCCACCAAGATTTGCAACAAATTTTTCTACTACCGGTATTAGTAAAGTATTTAATTTTTCTATTTCTATATTTTTATGAAATATTTTAGTAATAACAGGACCATAATATTTTGTAATTCCCTGAATTTTATATAAATTAGGATTATTATTATTTCTAAATAAGAATATACCACCATATAAGTTGTTTTTTATATAATAAGTAATAAACCATGTATTATATGTATCGGTTTCTTGTAATATTCTATTTTCAAAATAATATTTTTGTTCAAGATGAAGATGGTATAAGCTTCTTATTAAAAGCTCATTCTTATCATATTTATTTACTAAATTATAAAGTTTATCTCTTTTTTTCTCTACATTAAAATTTTCTATATTATTATTTTTAATATCTTCCAATGAACTTGCAAAATTTGTATATACATTTTTATAAGACTTATTTATACCTAAAAAAGAACCTAAATATTTATCTGGAAATAGTTTTGTAATTTTTTCTATATCTTCTTCTTTTTCTCTTATATTAATATAATCATATATACGAATATTAGGATATTCTTCTTGAATATCTTTTATTATTTCTTGTGATTTATTTATAAATATATCTTTATTCCCCCCCCCCC